GGGATTGAGTCAGAGGTTGCTGAACCGGGACCGTTCACAGCGCCGCCGGTCGCGAGGTGGAAGCCGTACGAGTTCACGCCGGTCGTCGTTCCGTTCGACGCGCCGAAATAGTTGCCGATGGCAGACGCCGCGTAGCTGAAAAGCCCTGAGATCGCCGCTCGTGCTTGAATGCGGGCAATATCAGCAATCACACTCTTCGCCAGATCACCGAAATTCAGCTTGCCGGTGGTGACAAACGTTGCGAATGCATCCTCCATGCCGCGGAATGCATCTTGGAACGTCGATGCGGTCGACGCGGCCACGTTGGCAGCGGAATCCGCGTAGTCAGCGATCGCACGCTTCGCGCCAGTGGTCCAATCGGCATTCGCCGTGCGAATATCCGCCGACGACTTCACGGCGATCGCGACAGACTTGTCGTAATAGTCCTGCGTGGCAGCCAGTTCCGAAGCGTACTGATCCGGACCAATACGATTTTCCGTCCGCTGCTTCGCCAGATCAGCGACCTTTCGGTCATAGTCCTGCCGAATTGCTATCTGACGGTCGAAATCAGCACGGTCGTTACTGCCCATACTGAGACCAGCTAAGGTCTGATCAGCTGCTGCCTGTTGCGTGTTCAGCTGCTGTTGCAGCGCGTCCGTGTAAACCTTCAAATCAGCAGCACGCTTCGCAGCCAGCTTCGCCGAATCATCAGTGAACTGTTGGTCATTGGCTGCGATCTTGTCCTGCGTTGCCTTGACCTCACCGGCGTATTTCTCCATCGCCGACTTTTGCTTTTTGCCCTGCGCAATTTCGACTTCTTGCTGCTCGATCTTCAGCTCGTCTTGCAGTGCCGACGCGCGCGCGTCATGCGACTTTTGCAGCGCGTCTTCTTGGGTGATGAGCCCCTGATCCCGCAGGCTTTTGATGTGGTCGAGCGACGCTTTGAGTCGAGTCTCGATGTCTTTCTGCTGCTGGTCGAGCGCTGCGAGCTGCGCGCTGATGGCATTCTGAACAGCGGCCGCAGCGGCAGACGCGGCTGCTTTCGAGCCATTTCGGCTTGAGTATTGCTTCTCGATCTCCGCGAGGTTGTCAGCATGCCGCCTCTCTGCCGCGACGAAGTCAGTAGACGTCTTGTTGACGTCCTTTGTTGCCTCGGCGAAATCAGCATTTTCCTTCTTGATCGCCAGATTACGCTGTTCAAGAGGCGTCGCGAATTTCGTGTCGTTCAGATACTTGTTGACGGCCACCGCAGCGTCGCCGCCCGCCGCGCGCTGCTCCGCAGCACGTTGCGTCTTAAATTGGACGGCCTGCTGATCGCGGAGCACATTCAGCTTTTCCGTCTCGACGGCCAATTGCTGCTTCGCCTGGTCGACGCTGAACTGTGATGCGCCCTTCAACTGATCGACGGCGCGCTGCGCCGCCTCGACGCGCGCAAGCTGGTCGCCTACCTGTTTCGTGATGCCGTCGGAGACGCCGATGTTCATGATCGCGTTCTTCACGCGGTCAATGATTCGGCCCCAGTCATTCCAATACTGCTGAACGATGCCGATGTTCTTCTCGGCAGACGCGGCCACCTGCTCATGCGCGCTGACGAGATCCAACATGATCGCTTTCTGTGCGGCCGCTGCATTGCCAGCGCGCACAAACCCCTCGATCTCGTCAACCTGCGCAGCAGAGAACGTGTGGTGTTGCTCCTGGTACGCTTCCAGCCATTGGAGAACGTTCTCATGCAGCTTGACCAGCGATTCCACTGCCTTGTCAGCGCTTACGCCCGTGTCCTCGCTCATCGCGACGGCAGCGCGGCCCGCGAGCGCGAGGTCGTCTCCCGTGAACCGTCCAGTGTCGGCGAGCGCGGCGAGCGTTTCGCGCGCGGCAGACAGCGACGTTTTCGTGTCGGAAAGCGTGTCGGAAATCTGGATCAACTGCTCGGCAGAAAGGCCAAGAGCACCATTCGTGCTCACGATCGCTTTCTGGAAAGCGTCTTGCTGTGCCGCGCCCTGTGCGATCGTGTGAAAAAACAGCGCTGCAGCACCAGCGGTTGCACCAATAGCAAGCCCCAACGGGCTCATCACTAGCGACAGTGCATCGGTGCGTTCAGCGAGCACCAATAGAGACCCGCCGAAGTTCTTCCATGATCCTTGCGACGCTTCGTGGGCGAGCACTGCAAGCTCGCGGCGCGCGGATGCAGAATTGAGACTGAACTCATGAGCGGCCGAGCCGGCACTCGACGATGCATCCGCCGCCGCCTTGATCTTCGCGATGTACGCTGCAGCCGAGTCTGACACGCCGAGCTGCGCGGCCTTCATTTCGAGCAGCTGAGCACGCGTCTTGCCTGCGGTGTCCGCCTCTTGCGCAAGAGAGTCGATAAACCGCTTCGTAGAGTTGACGACACGCGCATTGAGCGCGATTCCGTTCTCGCGCGCTTCATCGATCGCCTTTTGCGCTTGCGCCTGGCGTGCTGCGGCCTGCTCGACGGTTGCAGTGTAGGCATCCCAGCTCTTGCGGGCCTTTTGGAGACCAGACGTTACACCGTCCGCGCCTACACTGACCTCATACCGGGTTTCGTTAGCCAAGCTTAGCCTCCGCCATCTTCTTGTCCAGTGCTTCGATCACCGCATAATCCTGAGCGAGCTTTGTCGCATCGATTGCCGGCCGGAAGAACGGCTGGGCTGCAGCGTTTGATCTGCCGTATTCAATCCAGCGCAAGTAATACGCTTCCGCAGCCCACGTCACCACGTACGTTGCTTGACGCCCCTTTACAGATTTTTCAGGAACGAAGGTCACCAACAGCGAGTCACGACCAAACCCGACCGGGAACGAATTCCCGCCCTGATGGTGCGCACGCGGGCCAACAGGAACACGACGCTTGGCTTCTTCGAGAACCACGGACGCTGCAGCAGCGCCAGCGGTTCGAATTGCCGACTCGCCGAGCGCGTCTCCCATGCGGCGAATCAGATCCGGGAACCCGTCAGGGTTCGCGACCGTTATCAGCTTGGGCATGAGTGTGTTTCCCGAAAAGAGACGCGCGAAGAAGGTTCGTCTGCGCAACAGGGTCGTCAAGTACGATTGGATCGACCTCTTCAGGCTTCTGCCCACCAAGACCGTCAAGCCACCCGATGACATCGACTGGCCCTAGCGCTTTAGGGAATTTCTTGACGTCGCGGTGAACGTTGTAAGTGGCCGCCGCGATCACTCCTGCGCGGAGATCATCTATCCGCGCCCCAAATGGCTCGATCTGGTAATAGCCGAGCCACTCAGTAAATTCTGCGCTGCTGACTTCCGCCATACAGCGCGCGACCGACATGCCTAACTCGCGAGCGAGTCGGAACCAGAAGAGCCGCTCGGGGCGGCCTCGGAGTTTTTTACTGCGTCCTCCGTTGCCTTCGGACCGATCTTGTTGAGTCGCATCGCGACATCGACGAGCCGGGTCAACACATCGGGGTTCTTCTCGCGAAGCTGCTCGATGTCGTCTTCGCCAAACATCCTCGCGCCAGTCTCGTCGACCATCGTGCTCGCAAGGATGATCGCCTGAAATCGCGACGGCCCTTGCGGATCGGCGAGCGCGTCCATCAACTGCTCACGTGCTTTGCCGCTCATGACGGCAATGATCACGGTGTCGCCCCACTCGGGGACATCGACGACCTCGGTTGGGAGATCGCGCACTGCGAGGATCTGATCGCGTGTCAGCATCTATTACGCTCCTGCTGCCGTGGTCACGACGGCACCCGAGATCGTCATGGCGACGGTCGAGGTGATCACTGCATCGGTCGAGCCAGAAACCGGGAACGTCTTGACGAAAGCCGAAAACGTATCGGACGAGCCGTCCGGGTATTCGAGCTTGTATTTCTTCAGGCTCGACGCTTTTTGGGACGTCTTCATGGCGGATTGACCCGGATCTGCCATGTTCACGTTGATGTCGATCGAGAACGATCCGTTGTCGACCAGACCGAGCCTCTTCTCCTTCGCGTCGGAGTCAAGGTCGGTCACGTCGATTTCGGTCGCGCTGCCATCGAAGCCGCTGTACGACTTCACATTTTTAACCGGCGTCCAAGTCGGATCGGTTGCGCCGTTGGCGGACGTATCGACCGAAAACTTGCTGCCTTGCGCGCTGATTGCGGTGCTGGTCATCGTTTCACTCCTGGTACCAGATGGAAAAGTCTTGCTGACTGCCATAAAGCTTCGTGTCGTCCTCGTAGACGCTCACTGGCGCGCCGATCGGCGTGCCCGAAACAGGCGCGGCAGTCAGCGCAGCACGCACCTGTTGAATGATGGTTGCCGCTTCAATGCGACTGGTCGACCAGACGGATACCTGCATGCGGCTGTTCTGCAGCGTGTCGGCACCGTCGAACGTCGTCTCGTCGACGCCGCCGACGCTCTGGTAAGTCAAATACGGTTTCGCGACGCCAGCCGGCGCGACGTCCGGATACACGCGGCCATTCGCCAACACCTTGATAGCCGCGTACGTGACCGATTCAGCGGTTGCCATCGCGCGGCGGCTCCTTCGGCATGTATTCGCACTGCACGCGCAGGAGCGAATCGACGCCGAAGTGCACGGAGAACGACAGCACGTGATCGGGCACGCCGAGTTCGCGACGCAACTGGTCCGCGAGCTCGCGACCGCGACCGCTCATCGAATTCATGACGACTTCAGCCATTGTTCGCAAAGGCCTCGCAGGCCAGATCCATGTATTCGCGGCTGGCGAGATTCGGCAGCGGCGCGAGAATGTTGAATACGACGTCTTCGACCGGCTGGCCGTCGACGTACTTGAGCACCCCAGCACGCATTCCATTCGTGATGTCAGTGCGATAACGGATGCGGATGCTCGCCGTCGCGCTCGCGACGTCAGCGTCTGCCGTGAGCGTTTCCTTGCCAGTGAGCATGCGCACGTTGCACCAGACAGTCGCAACCTCGACCCACGTATCGACCGGCTGGCCGACGTCGTCCTGCCCCTGCTCGCGTCGCTCGATGCGCACGTGCCGGTTGAGATCTCCTGCGCGCATCAGAGACCCGGCACAATGCGATGCGGCCGCAACAGCGTCCGCGCGTTGAATGGCAATTCGACGACGTGGCCAAGCGCTGAATCCTCGCGGTTCGCATACAGCTCGGCGGTCGTCTTCAGAATCGCCGCCTTGATCGCGCCGTTGACCACCATCGGGTTATCGCCGGCGGTGCCCGCCGTCACAGCGTCGTCGAGTGACGCCTGATCCTCGAACACCTGCCGGTTGAGGTAGTCGAGCGCCGATTGCGTGGCACCATCGAGCAGCACCTGCACGACGTCATCTTCCACGCCCGCGTCTTGGCGCAAGAATCCGAGCGCGAGGCTCACATCGACGAGTGCCATTGCTTACTTGTCGCCCTTCGTGGGTTTCTTCTCGAAACCTTCGAGCGCATTCAGTTCTTTCGCTGCGTCTTCGAGTTCCGGAGGACATTCATCGCCTTCGACGAACTCCTTCGGATAGATTTCGCCGTCCGGCACACCTTGAAACGCCTTGATCACTTTCGCCATGACACACCCCATGAGAAAGGGCGCCACGTGGGCGCCCTTTGTTTCGTGAAACTGCTCTATCCGACTGCCAGTTACGTTGCCGAGACCTTCAGGCCGCGGAGCGGTTCGGGATTCAGCAGACCACCGCCGACACGCTTCGTCGTGTAAAAACCAACGTACGGCTTGTTCGTGAACGGGTCACGCAACACCCGAACGCCCATGCGGTCGATCACGATGTAGCCCTGCGCGAAGTCGCCGAACATGATCGGCGTGGCGTTTGCGGCCACGTTCGGCATGTCCGGGATTTCGACGATCGGGAAGCCGCACAGCGTCGCCGGTTGGCCGGCTACATACGACGGTTGCCACAGGTAATTGCCCTGCCCGTCTTTCAGCTTGCGGACGATTGCCTGCGTCGACCGGTTCATGATGAATTTGGCGTTCGCCGTGAAGCTCGCTGGCAGCGAGTAGATCAGGTCGATGATGCTGTCGGACGTGATCGTGGCAGCCTGGCCCGTGATGACCTGCTGAATCGCGCCGAGCGGGTGAACGGCTGCATTCGTGCCGCCGGTCAGGTACGTCAAGAGCCCCGTCGGCTTGTTCGCGCCGTCGCCCGACAGGAACGCGAGACCTTCCTGACGCGCGAATTCGGTTTGCACTTCGCCGGCCAGCCACGTTTCGAGATCGATTTCGGAATCGTCGAGCAGGCCTTGCGTCGCCTGCGGGTTGGCGTAGATTTCGCCAGTGTTGTACGTCAGCGGTGCGAGCTGCGGCGTGTTCGTCGCCGGGCGCGCTGCGGTTTCACCGACCCAACCGCTCGATGTGCCGTGCAGATTGAACAGCTTGGTAAAGCCGGCCGTCGAAATCGACTGCACGCGTGCAATCGAGCGCACCGGCGACACCAGAACCAGCTTGTCGGTGATCGTGCGATCCCACTCGACCGGCGTCAGGTAGCCACCGTCCGGCGCCGAGCCCTTGCTCATGGATGCGCTGATGTCGCCTTTGCGCATGTGCGCGCGGAACGCATCGGTGTATTCCACATCCTTCACCTGCTTGCCAGCACCGCCCATCTGCGCCGCTGCGAGCTTGATGTTCGTTTCGTCGACGGCCTTCTGAAGCGCATCCATGTCCGCGCCGATCTTCTCGACCTTCGCGCTGATGTCGCTCGCAGGCAGCCCCGCCTTCACCGCGTCGAGCTGCTTCGTGTGCTCGGTGCGGTAGTCGGCGAACGCCTTCTGCAGGTTGTCGATGAGGGCCTTCACCTCGGGCATCGACGTGTCAGCGCGGACAGCGACGATGCCGCGCGGCACGAAGCCGTAGGTGGGAGCGAGAGCAGCCGCGAGCGCGGCGATAACCAGTTTCTTCGTCATGATTTAGCCTCGAATTGCGTTGATGAGGTTTTGCAGCGATGCTGCAACGTCTTCGCCAGCGCTCGGCGTGGCAGGATCGACGACAGCGCCCGGCTTGCCGTCGAATAGGGCTTTGAACGCATCGCGGCGTTGCGAGCGGGAATAACCCGCCTTCGCCATCGATGCCTCAATGAGTGCCATGACTTTTTTGTTGCCGCTGGCACTCGCGTTCTTGTTGATCTGGGCGCTTTCGAGCATGCCGGTTGCGAAACCGTCCGCTACGGCCTGCTCCGCGCCGATCCATGTTTCTTTGTCCATCATCGCGGCCGCATCGGACTCGCTGATTCCGGCGCGCTGCGAATAAACCTTCGCCATTGCAGCATCGAACGGAGCCAACACGGCGGCGGTGGCTGTCATATCGTGGCGGTTGCCGATCGCGACGGCCCACGCGTTGTGGATCATCAGAAAAGCACCGTCGCCCATGCGGATCTCGTCGCCGGCCATCGCAATCACCGACGCTGCCGACGCCGCGAGACCCATCACATTGACGCTGACCTTCGCTTTATGCTCGCGCAGCAGGTTGTAGATCGCGACGCCCTCGAAGAAGTCGCCGCCCGGCGAATTCACATTGACTTGAATGTCGCGCGCGCCGATGTTGCGCAGCGCGGCGCTGACCCGCTTCGCCGTGATGCCGGTCCCTTCCCAGTTGTCACCGATCGAATCGTAGATCGTGATCGTGGTCGCACCGTCGTCGCTCGCCGCGCGCACTTCCGGCTCCCAGCGCTCAAGTGCATCGGGACGAAGATCGAACTGCGCCGCGGTAAGGCGGTGATCGGCGCGAATCTCAGGCAGTTGCAGGAGGCTCATTGCCGGTCCCTTTGGGTTTCTGTGTCATTGGATTGCGCAGCGCGTCGGTCTGCGGATCATCGGATTTCGGCAGGTCGGACAGTTCGCGCACTTCGTTCTGCGACATCCACGGCGCCTGACCGCCGGCGCCGAGCGCCTTCGAGAAGAACGAAGCCTGATCATTGAGCGTGCCGCGCAGCAGCGCGCCCTCATTGAACTTGTATTGCAGTTTCCCGAGCTGGTTGTCAGGAATGAAGCTGCGCGCGGCGGCCTGCTCCCACGCCACAAACCAGTGCGCAAGACCGTACTGAATGAAAAAGATGGCGAGTTGCTCGATGCCGCTACCCCAGCTCGTGTCGTCCATCATCAGCAAAGGGCGCGGGACGCCGTACATGCGCGCAACCTCTTCGATCTGGTGATTCCGCGTCTCGATCTGCTGCGCCGACACAGCGGTCGATGTGAATTGCTTCGCCGTGCCGCCCTCTTCAATCAGCATCCAGCTACCTGCGTTCTGCGCGCCTGAGTGGTTTTCGGCGAGCGATTCCTTCATGCGTTTGTAGGCATTGTCGGAAAGCTCGTTCGGCACTTCGATTGCGCCGCCAGCCATCACGCCCGTGCGGAACGTGCGCGACGCCGCGCGCTCCGCCTGTTCGGCGAGCTCAAGCGACTCCCGCGACAGCTTCACGCGCGAGATCCCGCGCACACCGTCCAACGATAGATCGCGCAGATGAAACACTTCACGCGCAGGCAGCGTGATCATGTTGCCGCTGGGCGTCGTATAGTCATAGACCATCTGCCAGGTGTCGGTGAGCCGCCCTTTCGTCGAGCCGCGGTCCATCGGAATCAGGCGGATTGGCCGATTTCCAGACCAGATGACTCGCGCGTGCGCCTCGCCATCAAGACATGCCCTGAGCTGCAACAGGCTTTTGAACTCGATCGGCGTCTGCCAGTCGTTCGGCTTGTACTTGAGCAGCACGTGCGCCGGATTGTCGATCTGCACCTGCTTTTTGTCGTCGCTGCTTTGCAAATTCAGCGGCAGCATGCCGATGGCTTCGGAAATCAGGGTCACGCAGCGCAAAACAGCCATGTTCCGCAGCGCGCGCATGCCGCGAGGGTCGTACCCGTCGATTTCGCCGCGGCGGATGTATTCGAGCAGACGCGGATCGTCCATACCGGTGAACGTCGTGCCGCCGGCAGGGATTTCAGCGCGAATCGTCGGTTCCTGAGGGCGAGTTTGGGCCTCCGGCTGGCTACCCCGCCGGAAGAAATCGAACAAACTCATTCACACCTCAAAGGAATCGGATGCCGCGCGACTCGTACACCGATGGCCCTTGCGCCGGCGGGTTGAGTGACATCAGCGACACCGCATCAAAGATAGCCATCAGCGGATCGATCTTGCCCGTCCCGCTGGCCTGTTTTGTGATATTCACCGCGTTACCGACCGGCACGACGCGCGCATTGCCGACAGCCCACGCCATCATTCGCTGGCCGCCGTGAATCATCGTGCCGTCCGGCTTCTCCGCGCTGTCATCAGCCCTACGACCGCTCGCCGCTGCGATGCGACGCTCTGCCGTCTTGATCGCGCCGGACAGCTTCCAGCCCTGCGAGATGCCAATGACCTTGTCTTCGGGCACCTTCGCTACGCCAAGCGCATCGAGCACGCCACCGATCCCGGCCGGGTCGGCGCCGACCTTGTCGAGCAAACCTGCCTGGTGGATCGTTGCGACGATCTGCGCAACGTCTTCGACGTCATCGCCGATCTGCTCGACGACAGTCAGATCGCCCTCTTTTTCGAAGTCGCGAAGCGTGTCCGCAATCTCTTTGCGACGCTCGAATACAGACGGATGCGCCCAAGCATGCGTCCATACCAGCCAGTTGCGCGTGCCGCGCTCGCGCCCGATGACAGCCAAACCGAGCAAATCATCGAGGCCGCCGCCGTCTATACCGACATCAATCACTTCGCTGCGCTCGATCAGATCTTCAAGCGTCAGACTCGGCGCGAGCGCTGCGGCCTCCCAGAACTCCGCGCCAGCCCACCGATCACTGCGCAACGCGAGACCGATTTCGACGTTTGCATGCTTCGCAAGGAAGCCGCGGAACGACTCTTCGCCGCCCTCCTGCGCTTTACGAAACTCGCGCTCCAGATACGCCTGATCCACCGAATAGCCGAAATTCGGATTGACCATCGACAGGTTCTCGACCTTCAGATGCTCTTTGCGCTTCACCATTTCAGGCGGATGCTCAAAGATCACCGGCACGAAGCACGGGTCATGAATCTTGCCGTCGCGCACGTCGCGCGCGTACCGCAGCTTTTGCAGGAACACGCCCGCCGGCGGATCGTTCGACTGCGTCGTCAGGTAAATCACGAAGCCTTCCGGGCGCGATGCGAGGCCGCCCGTCGCTTCGCGCAACATGTCTTCGGCATTCGCCTGTTTTCCGAACAGCCAAAGCTCATCGATCAGCGTCCCGACGCTTTTCTTGCCGCTGACCGTGTTGGCGTCAGCAGCGACGACCTTCAGCGCCGCGCCGCTGACGCGATGCGTGATCGTCTTGATGTGCGTTTGCACCTGAAACAGTTCGTCGAGATCTTCCTCGTGCTTCACCATGTCCCGACTCGGCGCGAAACTGTTGTTCGCAACCTCGATCGTCGGCGCCAAGATCGCGTACTCGGCGGACTGACGCCAATTGAGGATCATCGCCGTCATCATGATCCCGGCAGCAAGCGTCGACTTGCTGTTTTTCTTCGGGATGCACACAAACCACTCAGTGATCAGACGTCGCCCGCTCTCTGCATCGTATGCACCGAAGATCGAAGCAACCAAGTCGAACACCCACTGCGCGCACGACTCGCCGAACGTCGGACTGCCGGGCGCATCGACGATCTTGAGCTGCCTGAAGACGTTCAGCGCGATCTCTGCCTGCTCCGGAAAGATCGGCGGCGGAATGATCGAGCGCCCAGATCGAAGCCGCTCGGACCAATCCGGGCACGCTGTCGACCATTCCATTCGTTACTTCCGGTTGTTGACGACAAGCTTCGGCGTCGCGAGCGACGCGAATTTGTTGGCCGCCTTCTTTGCCGCATCACCCTTCGCGTCTTTCTTCCCGGTCTCGCCAACCTTGGCGTGAACGAACGGCATAAGCGCTTTCGCAGCATCGACGCGTAGTTTCGGCTCAGTCCGACCGTCGTTCATGGCTGCGATCAGGAAAGCCTTCGGGTCGGTGAACTGCGTCATCGCATACGGATCGAAATCCGGCGGCGGCGATCTGTTTGTCGCAGGTTTTTCCGCCTCTGCGGCCTTCGACTCACGCTCGATACGTTGCGCGGCCAGATAAAGGGCGACGTCCTTGTCTTTAACAAGCCGCGACCCGGCGGCCGACGCCGTCGCGGCGCTGTAACCTGCGGTGATTGCCGCTTCCTTATTGGCTTTGCCGGCCAAAACAGCGTCGGCGAAAAGCCTCTTTTTCGCTGTTAAAGCCATTAACAAATTCCTCAAAAGACGATTTTTTCTGCGCGTGCG